CGTGCTCGGCGAGCTCAACTTTGACATTGCAGCACCTGGCGCGCCGATCACACGCGGCGAGCTGGAATTCGTAGTGACGGCGGCCACGTCGTGACGATCCGCTTCAAGCTGACCGGCTTCCGCGAACTGGAGCGCGCCCTTGCGGAGGAACTGCCGAAGGCCACGGCACGCGCCGTGCTGGTCCGCACCGCGAAGAAGGTGATGGAGCCGGTCCGCGAGGGCATGGTCCGCAAGGCGCCGAAAAACACCGAAGAGCTGGCGAAGGGCATGAGAACGCAGGTCGTGAAGGCCAAGCGCCAGTCTCGCACCCGTTTCGAGCGCTCGTCGGGCGTCTCGGTCAACACTGGCCCCACCACGGGCTCTCAGGAGGGCGGCAACCCGGCATGGCAGGAATTCGGCACGGAAAAGATGCCGGCGCACCCATATGCCCGGCCCACCGCAGACGAGGAAGGTCCGCGCGTGATCGAAGCCGTCCGGGAAGAGCTGACGACGCAAATCGAGAAGGCAAAGGCCCGGATCGCCAAGCGCGCCGCCCGAAATAGGGGAGCGTAATGGCCGACATGCAGACCGCGCTGCGCAAGCGCATCCTCGCCGCCGGTGCCGCGCCCCGTGTCATCTGGGGGCGGAATGTTCCGCAGGGCACGGCCCTGCCCTACCTGCAACTGTTCATAGCCAGCGATCCGCGCCCCGGCCACCTCAAGGGCTACAACGGCGGCCGCAACACCCGTGTCCAGGCTGACTGCAAAGCCGCGAGCTACGCGGAAGCGAAGGCCATGTCGGACGCGCTCGTCCCCCTTCTCGCCGTTCCGACCACCATCGACGGCATCAAATTCGGCCGCACCCGAGCCGAAGGTCCCCAAGACCTCGGCGAAGACACTGCGGCTGGCTTCGTTCACCGGATGAGCTTGGACCTGCTCGTCTGGCATCGACCGGCATAGGTCCAGGAGTATTTGAAATGGCCGAAACGCAGGACGCCTCCACCGGCTACATGGGCGAATTCCACCTCGGCGATGGTAGTCCCTTCGTCCTGAAGGAATGCCAGCAGGTGACGGGCTTCGACATCCCCAGCGAGGGCAACCGCGAGCAGATCGAGAAGACGCACCTCAAGTCGCCCGGCTGGCGCCGCGAATACCTGAGCGGCTTCTACGAGGATTCGGATTTCGAGGTGACGCTGAACAGTCGCCCGCTCTCCGATACGGACAAGATGCTCGAATCGGCGAACAAGGCCGGCGACACTCGCCCCTTCAAGTGTGTGCTGCCGGAAGACGGCGTCCCTGTCGCGCAGATCACCGGTACGGCCCGCTGCATCGGCTACAGCCGCGGCACCCTCTCCGCCGACGGCGTCACCGAAGCCACCGCCACCTTCCGTGTCGTCACCGTCGATGACGTCGAAGAGTACGAGCCCGCATAATGGCGAACCTTCTGAAGGGCGAAGTCCCACTGGTCCTGAAGGACAAGCGTGCATTCACGCTCGTATTCGACATGGATGCGCTGATCGAGGCGGAGGGAGCTTATGGCAAGCCGATGCACGCCCTCGCCGCCGACGCCAGCGCAGGTTTCCTTGGCGCCCTTCGGGCAATGCTGTTCGGCGCCATGCGCGCCCGGCACCCCGAGGTGACCTTGGCCGACGTGTCCGAGATCCTGCGCGAGGACACGCACAGCGTCACCGTCGCGCTAACCGCGGCGCTCGACCGATCCATGCCCGAACCGGGCAAGGCTGGTGCGGAGGGAAAGGCTGGTGCGGAGGAAAAGGCCCCACGCGCTCCCCTTCCTGGGAAGACCTCTGGGGGCAGTGGTGCGAAGCGCAGCTCGACCCGGAAGCGTTCTGGCGGGTAACACCTCGCAACTTCCTCATGATCGTCGGCGCTCGGATGAAGGGCGCCGCCGCGCAGGCCCTCGCCACCGGCTGGCACGCTGAAGCCTTCGCTCGGACCAAGCGCCTAAAACCGCTCGATAAGCTGCTCGAGCCAACCCTCACCCCAGAAGAAAAGCGGAACGCCGGTACCGGGAAGGTGCTGGCCATGTTCCGCGCCATGAAGCGCAACCAGGAGAAGAAAGCCGATGTCCCTGGGTGATGTGATCGCGCGGCTTGCCGTCAATCTGACGATGGACACCGCTGCCTTTGAGGCGGGGGCGGACGCGGCGGAAAAGCGCCTGGCCCGCACGGCGAGCAACATCGACAAGCTGGGTCAGAAGATGCGGAGCGTGGGCGAAAAGCTCACGCTCAGCTTTACCGCCCCGTTCGCTGCGCTCGTCGCGCTGGCGGACGACGCGCGCGGCCTCAAGAATGCCGCCCAGCTCGCTGGCGAAACCTTCGAGGGTTTCCAGCGCGGCGCGGCGGCGGCCAAGACGATCGGCGTCGATTACGAGAAGTTCGGCGACATTCTGAAGGACACCCGCGAGAAGCTTGGCGACTTCGCAGCTAACGGCGGCGGTGAGCTGGCCGACTTCTTCACGAACGTGGCGCCGAAGGTCGGCGTCACGATCGACATGTTCAAGGACCTGTCCGGCTCGCAGGCCTTGCAGCTCTATTACGACAGCCTGGTCAAGGCGAACATCCCGCAGCAGCAGATGGTCTTCTACATGGAGAGCATCGCGGACGAGGGATCGGCCCTGATTCCGATCCTGCGAGACAACGGCAAGGCGCTGAAGGAGCTGGGCGGTAACGCCGCCATCATCTCCGAGGCCGACGCCAAGAGTTTGGAGGATTACACGGCCGCGCAGACCGCGCTGTCGAATGCCTTCACGAAGCTGAAGGTGGCGATCGCCAACACCGGCATCGTCGATCTGGTCACCCAGATGGTCGACAAGTTCGCCGGTCTCATCGACTGGTTCGCCGCGCTGCCCCCGCAGGTGCAGCAGGTGGGTGTCGCGCTCGGCGCGTTCGCGCTGGCGCTGGGTCCGCTGCTCGTTGCCCTGGGCACTATCATCTCGGCCGGATCAACCGTGTTTGCGGCCCTCGGGTCTATCGCCACGTCCATGACCTCGACCGGGACGGCGACCGGCGCGCTGACGGTGGCATGGGCCGCGCTTCGCGCCGCGCTTGGCGCAATGCTCGCGCCCCTCGGCGCACTGGCTGTTCCTATCGCCGCCCTCACCGCCGCCTTCGTGCTGTTCCGCGAGCAGACGGTTGCGGCGCTATCCAAGGTCTTCCGAGCCGCAGTCGACACCTTGGGGCCGAAGCTGACAGTTCTGTTCGACAATGCCGTCGCCGTCGCCGGGCTGCTGTTCGAGGCTCTGGAGGCTCTTTCGAAAAGCGCCGTGGTGCAGTTCCTCGGCGATCTCATCGGGCAGCTTATTGAACTGGGCGGATCTGTCGTCATCCAAGCGATCAGCGATGCCATCGACTTCGTGAACGCGCTGTTCGACGTCGTCATAAAGACGACGGCTGCGGTGAAGGCTGCCATCAACGGCGACTGGAAATCGGCGTGGACCCTGATGGGCACGAGCGTCGAGGATTCCGTGCGCACCATCATCAAGTCGATCGGCCGCCTGTTCCCGCCGCTCGGCCTGCTGATCGAAATGCTGGAGCGCGCCGGGCTCATCAAGAAGTCCGCACCTGCCGACGCCGGATACTCGCTGCCCGATAAGCCCCCCGTGTTCACGGAAGCGCCGGAGCCTCCCAAGCCCAACGTAAACCCGGCGATCCCGACCAAAAGCACAAAGAAGTCCAGGACCCCGAAGGGGCCGAAGATGGCGTCGGAAGCGGATCAGGAGCGCGAGCTTGACCGTCTGGCGACCGAGGAACTCAATGCCAAGCTGGCGCTGGCCACGGATGCGGACGAGCGCGCGGACATTTCCCGCGAGATCCTTGCTTCGGAAAAGGCGCAGCGCATCGCCGAAATCCAGGCGAACACCAAGTTCACCGACGCGCAGAAGAAGGCCCAGATGGCCTACATCGAGCGGCTGTACGGCGCAGACTCGTCCACCGGCGAGATCGAGGTGAACAACGCTCTCTATCAGCAGAAGCTGAACCGGGAGATCGCAGAGGAGCAGGCCCGCCAGGCGAACGACATGTTGGGCCGCCAAGCGGACGCACTCCAGTCCTGGGCCGATATCGCGATCAGCACGAAGGAGCGCGCACGGCTGGAAGGTGAAGCCCTTACGCTTCAGCAGCAGATCCAGCGCAATCTGCTCGAGCAACAGATCGCTTCTGGCGACATCGCGAAAGCTGATGCCGATCGCGCCCGCGCGCTCCTCGCCAGTCAGCAGCAGGCGGAGCGGCAGCGTTTCGACCGTTCGAACATGTCTCCG